CTGCACAGCGATCGCCAGTGCTACCTGCACGCGGCGAAAAAAATCGACGTGCCGGTGCTGTTCCTCAACGGCGAATGGGACGAATACACCGCCGCCGACGACGCCCGGTTGTTCGCCGGCCACGTGCAACACAGCACGTTCAGTACCCTTCAGGCCACCGGCCACTTTCTCGACATGGAGCACAAAGCCGCCTGCCGAGATAGCCGCAACGCACTGATGGGCTTCCTGAAACCAGCGCAACACGAAAGCCGACCGCGTTACCACAACATCCAGGAACACCATGCATTGGCAAGCTGAAGTAGCGTCATCGCGAGCAAGCCCCGCCCTGCTGCGTTAAACGCACTCTGCAGGCGCGAGGCTTGCCCGCGATCGACCGTCATGCGGTCCGGGCTTTTTGTCACATCTGCGTTAAACCCGCTCCACGTAAAGAAAAACTTCAAATCCGCGGCCGTATCTGGTACAAAGTCACCGCTCTGAGCGGGTGTCGTATAATGGCATTACTCCAGCTTCCCAAGCTGATAACGAGGGTTCGATTCCCTTCACCCGCTCCACTATTTTCAAGGCCTCCAGCGGTATCGAGGTAGCGTCAGGCCAGACTGGTGACAGTTTCAGTGACAGTTACCAAGAATTTGCGTGTCACGCTTCTGGCCAGCCCCGCCCTACCCCCTTCCCCGTTTTATGTTGACCCATGGGAAAAAGGTAATTTTGGTAATTGGGTTCAATGAATGATCCGAAAGCCTTTCAAACCAATGGCTTAGAATAGATTCGTAAAGGTAATAAAAAGGTAATTTTCTAGTAATCAGATTACCTTTTGGCATGGTTAGACCCCGGCCTTAAAAAACCCTTTAAAATCAGCCACTTACAAAAAAATTACCTTTTCAATTACCCTAAATTACCTTCTCTGGTAATTGCTAAAAGCCACGTCACACAAGGCCTACAGCCCCCTTTCGCTACAAAATTTCCAAAATTACCTTTTTCCCAGCCTTCTGCTGGAAATTGCGAACTGGCAACTCAAACTATTGAGTCCTCAGTGACTACGAGCGATTTTTAGCCGCATGCTATGGCGGTTGCGCATGGGTGACCTAATCTACCGGTTGGTGTGGTAGACAATTTGATGCCAAATCGCTAGCTTGCCGTAAATGACCAAAAAATATGCATTTCACATGGATGTCGTTGGCATCGGGCACGCATACCTAGCTGCCCTCTACAGTGCCGTGACTTGTATGTACAAGCATACTTAAAACAATAAGCTGTAGCCCCAGCTACATTGCTTTTTGCCGAGAAGGGAATATGCATGGCAAGCAAAGCAAATGAATTCGATGCAACAGCGTCAATGCTTGGTTATCTGTACCAGGCACGGTACGCCCTTTATCTCAGCCTTCAGAAAATCCGAGAAGTTCAAGATCCCGATGAATGCTTCGTTTCCATCGAAAAGTTGGACGATGTAGCTTTCGAAACAGGTGGAAACCCCGTCGATATTCTTCAGACCAAGTACCATGGTACGGAAGGAAACCTGACTGACAGAAGCGCCGATCTGTGGAAAACCATCAGAGTCTGGGCGGAATCCATAACAAAGGGTGTCCTTGATCCGGCCTCGATGAATTTTTCGCTTATCACAACGCAAAGTGCCCCTGAAACCGGCCTCGTGGCTGCATTGCTGCCCACGTCATCGCGAGACGTCAAGACCGTCAGATCGCTTCTAGATGAGATTGCCGCTGAGACGTCAAACGCGACGAATCTTTCTGCCTATGCGGCATACAATGTCTTGCTTGACTGGCAGAAAGACCAACTTATCAGCGCGATCAACATTCTCTGTCGCTCAGCGAGCATTCTGGATGTGTCCGAACTGATGAAAAAGGAGCTCAGAACTGCAATCGATAGAAAGCACGTCGATGCTTTCCTTACACGGTTGGAAGGTGAGTGGTTTAAGCGCTTTATCATCGCCATGTCATCGCCAGATGAAAATGAAGTCTGCCTCGGGGAGGTCGTCGCGATCATTGATGATTTGCGCTCTCAATTCTCGCTGACAAATCTGACTGCCGATTATGCTGATGCGGAACCAGAAGATATTGATGTAGAAGGCGATGACCGTATTTTCGTAGAACAACTGCGCCTGATTGGCATACCAAATCAGGCAATTCGCTTTGCTATTATCAACTACTATCGCGCTTGCGAGCAACGCTCTCGCTGGTCGAGGGATGGGCTTGTTAAACCTGGTGAGCTCAAGTCATACCTAAAAAAGCTTGAAGAAGAATGGATTAACCACTCATCCCTAATTCTTCCAGATATCGACACTTCAATCCCGGAGCAGTGCAAAAAATCAGGGAGAGATGTTTACGGAAAATGCCAGAACGAAGGGGCCTTGGCCATTCGAAGAGATTTTAATCACCCCTATGTTGCCAGAGGAACCTATCACACACTGGCCGATGAATTAATAATCGGCTGGCATCCAAGTTATCAAGGCTTGTTCCAGAAAGAAGATAAGAAAGGAGCGGCCTGATGGTATTAAAAGAATTTCTGACCCAAGAAGAAATCAACTTATACAATCCTGCATATACCGGCTTTCTTTTTCTTGCGTCCCTACGCGCCTACTGCGAATACGATGTCCAAGGCATGCACTGCGCACTTCCTTACGTCGTAATCCCAATGGCTTTGACGTCGCGTATAGCTGTCAGCTTACCGAGCACATACAGAACGCCTATTGCTTCCTGGGTTGTCGAGCAAGGCGGCGAATTAACTGATTTTCCGGCTATGGCCTCAGCCTGTATTCCCATCGTCAATTCAGCTGCGCTCTTTCTGCTGGAACGGCAAATCATCCAACTGACCGATGATGCGAATTACCTCATTGCAAATGATGAACTAGCAAAATCTCCCAGCCTATTCAATAAGAGCGAGAGCATGAAGCAAGCCCTTCAAGCTTCTAATTTTATAGGCAAATGGTTTGCCCATTCTTCAACCGTTGAAACCATTTATGCACAGCTAGGGATCAGGCCATGACCATGCAGATTCTACAGATATCGATCTACGGGAAGAATGGAGAACGACGTGATGTCAAGTTCAAGCCCTCCCGTGTCAATATCATCACGGGCGCATCCAAAAAGGGTAAATCCTCCCTATTGGATATCGTGGAGTACTGTCTTGGTTCCAGTGAATGCACTGTAGCTGAAGGTTTCATCAGGAAAACCGTCGATTGGTATGCCATTCTCCTCCAATTCAGTGATACGCAGGTTTTCATTGCCCGTGCAGCGCCCCTTCCAGGACAGAACTCCAGCAGCACATCGCACATGATCATTGAGAAGGAAATAAAAGTCCCAGATAGATCGGAGCTTAAATCATCCACGAATATCGATAGCGTCGTTAACTTCCTGACAGAAAAGTTGGGCGTTCCGGAGCAGAAAACTGAGGTACCTGAAGGACAGACACGCTCTTCTATCTCAATCAACTTCAAACACTCACGGTACTATCTCTTTCAGAGCCAAGATGAAATAGCCGCCAAGAAGATACTCTTTCATCGTCAGTCAGAGCCCCACATCCCGCAAGCTATCAAAGATACTATTCCATATTTTCTTGGCGCGGCAGAAGATGACCGCCTAAAAGATCTCGCTGCGCTGCGAAACCTTAAGCAGGCAAAGGCACGGCTCACCAAGAAACTTTATGAGATAGAGTCCCTGAAAGGTGATGGCCTGCAGAAGGGATATCTTTTGCTGGCAGAAGCGGCAAATGCCGGCCTTTATTCAGGAGAGAACCTCATACCAAATGAGAAAGACCTCCTGAGCGGTCTTTCACGCATCAACAATTGGACGCCGCCACTGATTCCTGTCGAGGATAGTGATGACGATCCACTTCCGGCACTGGAGCAGGAGTACCAGCGCCTACAACAACAAAAGCGTGAAGTACGATTCAAACTGAACTCTGCGAACGAGTTTTCGAGGTCAGAAAACGGTTTCGAAAAAGAAGTCGGAGAACAAAGTTTCAGGCTACAGTCCATTGGATTATTCAAGAAAGCAGCGGATTCACAGCATACTTGCCCCATATGTGAATCTCAGCATGATGCAGGCGTCGGGGCTGAGGGTATTATCAAACACGCCATTGCTGACCTTGCGCACAAGTTGGATGGCGTGGGTCGCAATCGCCCAAGGATCACTGCTTATATTCAGGGTTTAATCACAGAGCAGTCCGATTTGGCCGACAAGATCAAAAAGACTCGCAATAGCATTGACCAGATCAGGTCCAAAAATGCGACGACAGAAGGCCTACAAGATAGAAATCTGCTGAAATCTAGGATTGCAGGGCGAGTTTCACTGTACTTGGACGGCATCAATTGGGCTGATGATACCGGTCCGATCAAGAGGCAGATCGAAGCGCTAGAGCCACAGATCGAAGAGCTCGAAGAGAAGCTTAACCCTGACGCTCTCAAAGAACGGTTGGACGCACAGATCAGCATCATCAGCGAGGACATGACTCGATGGGCAAGGGAGCTGGGTCTTGAACATTCGGAGCATCCCATCCGTCTGGATATACCCAAGCTGACCGTCGTGGCCGAAACCCCTTTCGGCAGAACACCTCTCTATCGCATGGGAAGCGGTGAAAACTGGGTTGGTTATCACTTGGTGGCCTATCTGGCTTTGGCTAAATGGTTCATTAAGGAAAATCGCCCGGTGGGTAGGTTCATTTTTTTTGATCAGCCCACACAAGTGTATTTCCCTTCTGACAAGGTCGTGACCGGCAACATTGAAGAAATTGAGAGCGATGAGGACCGTAAAGCGGTCAAAAAGATGTTCGAATGGCTTTTCAAAGTAGTCGAAGAAGAACTAGGAGGAGATCTTCAGGTAATTGTCACGGACCATGCCGATATCGAAGAGGATTGGTATCAGTCCGCCATCGCTGATGAGAAATGGCGCGGAGATACTGCGCTTATTCCGAAGCATTGGTATATCGAGCAATAATTCTCTGAGCGTACGGCACAACATGAAACTCAGGTTTCTGACTTGAAAGGCCACACAGAGCGGCTACATGCCGCTCTGCATAAATTCTAAATACCTAATACGTCCCCACGATCAAAGCGATGACTGAACTCGCTGAAAAAAACTTCGACTAAATTTTTACAATCCCTCTGAACGCTCCGCAACGCTGCAAGGCTTAGCCTGCGGAGCTTTCGACCCTCCCCGCCCTCCGGACCAAAGTTTTTCCATCAACACCTTCGTGACTGATCCTACTTTCGAAAACAGCCCCATTCAGGCGTTTTCCAACTTCACGCCCAGTGAATCCGGGTCCCACCGCGCCCTCTCCCTTTCTCCCCCTAAAGCGCCACAGTGCAACCTCCATTCATCTCCCTTCAAAACGTTACACAAAATGAAAAGTCCACCACCTCGAAAACCCCGTTGCCAGCCTGGGCCAAGCGGCTGTTTTCATCACGCAGATATTTTCACAAAAAAAGTGTGTAAAGCGCGTCGGCGGGAGGGGGAAAAGTGCGTTCCTTGCCTGCGCTTTCTTTGCGCAAGAATTTTTCCAGTGAAGAGAAGGCACATGGGGGCGTGCGCTGCCCATGGCAGCGTTGCTGACACTAAGTGAAGATGAATTATCTCGAGTCGTGGCCACCATGCGTACACAGGGGGCCGCCGTCGAGCTAGGGCCACTACCGGCCGGCCCACCGGCTTTGGCTGAAGCGCAAACTACTGCGAAATTGCACTCCACCTGACCAGCCGGTTGCATTCGACCTGACCAGAGATTGCATCGGATTTGACCGGCACGCTTTGTAATCATAATCGGCAGAGAACGACCAAGAGCTACCTCTCAGCAGGCGCCATAAACACCTCGATTCGCATTCATGGAAAGTGCACGTGAATCGACTGGGTGGATCATTTCGGCTTTAGCTCCAGATAGACAGGAGATTTAGGCGCTTAGACCTCACGAGACACGTTTTAAGTTTCTCGCAAAGAGCGCCCCCCATACGAAGGTGAACTGGCCCTCATAAGCTATGATACGCCGCATACTGACCAGGCGGAGGAGCGCGACCGTGATATCGAAAGTTGCTAAATCAGATGATTCAAAAAAGGCAGCGGCTATTAAACCCACGATCAAATCTGAGACTTGGTTTCGTAAGCTGATTCGCAAAATTCAATGGCGCGCACATTGGCTACTCCCTAATATCATTTCAGCCGTACCAGGAGACGATTCAACATTCTATAAAGAGTCAGATGTCAAATCCAATCTAGAATCCCGCGTTCCCGACACCGAAGAACTGCGGGTTCAAGTTATATGGGGCGCAGAAGTTTATGGTCCGTCCGAAACTGACAGTCTGTGTGAAAATTTGGCACGCTTGAGATGGACTGCAGGTTCGGGCTCCGGCAAGCGCGGCGGAGCCGCTGACTGGGTTCGTCGGCAACGTTCATACGGTGAAGGGGGCTGGTATAATGTAGGGACGGTCGCAAGTCCCAGTGATAGGCATAAATTCATTCTTCCTACTAACGAACTCCGGCTGCCTGAAAAAGTAGAGTACTTGATAGTCCAAATCTTCCAACTAACACCAGCTCTCACGTGCGTTGTTATAGGCTTCGCACTTAAGGAAAATCTATCAATAATTTACGAATCCGAATTAAAAAAAAGCAGGGTTGGCCACTTCGAACGATTTTCAAAGCGCAGCACTTTAAGACTCTCGCCAGACCAACTAAAAAATCGCTCTATTATCAAATCTAGGGAAGCAGTCCGGAGCATCGCGCAAACTTGGTTCCAGTCAAACCTTCCGGGATACTTTTGCAGCTCTGACATTCATCGTTTACCTACTGCCGAACTTATTACGACTGCCACCGAACCGCTCCTCCCTGGAGAAAAGGTTAGATTTAACGCTAGCGAGCACTGGAAGAGTATTATTGCATCTTCTCCCCCATATGACGTTTGGAGTAGCCCAGACGGAACAGGGGTCCGATTTACAAGCGACCGCAATGGATTGAAAGATGAGCCGCTTCATCTTATTGTTTCCCTTTGCAAATCAGATGTATCAGATGATGCAATCAAATACAGGGGCAAAAGAAGCAACAGGGTCTTCATATCACACAGCGCAGATCTAATGGCAGGAATAATTAGTAATTTTGCAAGCATAGGTTTCCTAACGGAAACCCTAAAAAACTTACGGCTGAGCCGAGCCTCGTTAGAAATCCATAAAGTAAACCGGGGTAAAGGGCTACATGCGCTGGAAAAAATTCAGGCATTTTTCGACCGGTCTCTTGGTACACCCGCGATTGCAGCGGAACTGCGAAGCCGGTCAGAGCATATGCTTAATTTTGTGCATGACTGCAGTATCTTTACTGCCCCCAATTGGCGAGCGGGTGATTCAAAACGTACGATAGCAGAAGAGCTTTGTGGACATTCAAACTCCCTTGCAAAACAAGTAATAACTGAAGAGCACTCCTTGCGTGAACATCTAGAGCAACTCTCAAGCATTATCAGTGTTCGAGAGAGCATCAAGGCTCAACGCAGGATGGAGGTTCTGACAATCGGTGCACTACTAGTAGCGGTTGCCTCCATGGCGATAGCGGTCATTCAAAACTCCGAATGGTCCAAAGCAATGGCAGTATTTTTAACCAACTTACTTAACATTTGAGCCCCCCCCAAACAATAAACTAGAGCTGCATCCTCGACATCCAGAACAATTGGGGAGGCGCTCCCTTAACTTGCATTTCATGGGTAGCAGCTATGGACCGTCTTCTGCCGGTCAAGAATCGCACTGTGAAAAACCAGTGCAGATGACTAGTCCGGTCGAATTCAAATGGGCGGGCAAGTCCGTGCAAGTGCCCCAGCTACAGAGTGATAGGTTTTAACAGACCGACCAGAGTGGTGGCTTGTGCCGCGTTATCGGTGAATGCCCCCGCATCGCTCGGGCTCGGCGCCGGCCCAGGTACATGAGTATGGCTGGCAAGTTGCGTGTTCATCGCCGTCACCAGATCGAGCAAATCACACAGGATCTGCAGCACGTTCACCCCTTCCGATCCCATCCAGGTCTTTTCCGCCACACTGCGCCGTAGGCCGGTGATGCGCTCTTCCATATCACCACCCACCGAAGCATTGAGCTTCTGCCCCACGACCAGATTGAGGTCGCGACCGGTGGCCTGGTGCAAGTCGTCCACGGCCGCCAGGCTGGCGGAGCCACCTGAGAGCAGCTTGAGCGAGCCCAGGGCCTCGATCTTTTTGATGCCACCCACTGACTCGATGCTGTGGTCATCCACGGTCATGCTGTGGCGCTGGTAGTGCTCAGTGTTCTCCAGCGCCTCCACACGGCGCTCGCTGGCCTGATCATGGATCTGGCCATCGGTCTGGCGCAGCCAGTTGCCATCGGCGTCGACGCGCTGCTGTACCGCTTCGCTGTGCTGCCAGACCTGATCGCCTTTCGGCAGGTTGGGCAGGCTCAAGCCCTGGGGCAGGATGGCCAGGACGAAGGGTTTATGCGGCAGGCCATAGGCAAACGACACCACGACCATCGTGCCTTCATCGGGAAGGCCGTAGATCCCCATGGACTCGCCACCCATCGGCAACGGCAGCGGCACGCCCTGGAGCAATGGCAATGCCGTATCGGGCTCGCCGTCCGGCCCCAGAACCTCAAGGTCTGCGGCGAAACGTGGGCGGAAGTCGTCACACAGCCCCGCGTTTGTGGGTGGGTCGGGGATGGCCACCACCCGGGCAAAGCGCGGCAGATGATAGCCTCCAGTCAGTTCGGGATACTGGCGGTCAACCACGCGGCGGATTACGTCTTCCATTTGATGCTCATCTGGCTTTCTGTGAGGGTCACGGTGGTGATGCGTTCACCCTGGTTAATCGGTGCACCAGGACGAATCCCAGGCAGTGCGGCAATCACGGCACTCTGGTTGCTGTTGTAGCTGTCAAAGAGTTCGCGGGGCAGTTGCAGCGGCTGGCGCTGGCCCCAGAAGCTGTCGGCCCAACTGCCCACATAGATTTCGCCGTCGCCCTGTTGCTGCCACATAAAGTCCGGGATCGAAAACACTTTGCCCAGGCTGTCGATGGCTTGCACGCCATTGGCCAAGTTGAAGAAAAACGCGGTTTTGGTGTGGGCGTAGGCTTGGTCGGGAACCCGAAAACGTAAGCCGTTGCGCTCACTGATCGCGGCCAGGACGGCGTGTAAGTCCGCATGACGCAGGTTCAGCGGCATGGGGATTTCCAGCGCGGCGGACAGTTCACGGCAGAGCAAGACTTGCTGCTGGCTATTGGCGGCAGTGCACCGTTCCACGTAGCCCAAAAAATGCCGCTGTAGAGGGCTGTCGTTGTAGCCAATGTCGAAGGTCACCAACCCGTGTACGGGCTCGCTGGCGGTGATGGTGAAACTGGCACGCCCGGGAGCGTGATGGTCCAGGCGTGTTTCATCTTTGCAGAGGGGGTAGGACACGCCGTCGACGGTCAACACTTTGTGCAGGTTCATGGCGTGACCGGCTTTAACCAGTCGTCGACGGACTTCAGGACTTTCTCAAATCCGTCCATTTCAACGGGCGCGCTGCCACCGTCTGCACCGGACGTACCAGAGACGGGTTGTCCTGGTGCACTTTGCTGCAAGACGGGATTACTCGGGCTGCGTTGCTCCACGCGCTCCGGTATCGACAGTTTTTCGATCAGATTGAATTGCACGCGCCAGGCTCGCAGGCTGTCGTCTTCATTGGCGTTCACGTTGTCGCGGAACTGCACCTCGCGCACACCGAAGGCCGAGGCTGTGCGATTGACGATCCGATAGACCGTGAGCTGCCCACCGCCGGCGGTTGAACTGGCCAGGCGCATCAAGTTGCGCAAGTCGGACTCGTCACGGTAGGGAATCATCAGCGTGACGCTGAGGGTTTTGGGTTTGAACCCCTTGTGCGCCTGTGCCGTGTTGCTGGTCTGGCCTGACAGGTCTTCGCTTTCAATAGTCAGGGTGGCCATGACCTTGAGGCCCTTGCCCTGAACTTTCTCCCCGTTGAGTAGTAGCGTCATAGCCCGATCAGCTCCTGCACAAAGCTCAGGCTCTCTTCACTGCCGAGCAACAACAGACCAGCACACAGCACCCATTCATAGCCAGGCGTGGGGCCTTCCAGCAGTTGCCGGCGCAACTCAGCGGCATCACCCGGGCCGATCATGCGCGCCTGCATCGTGGCATCGGGCAAACCGTTGGCCAGTGCGTTTTGCAGGTCACTCAACTGCTGATCGCACGCGGCCTGTTGCTCAGCCTTGCGCGTCGCCAAGGCGCTCAAGTCAGCCATCGGGGACGTGTCGGCGGCGTAGCTTTCATAGATGGCCAGCTGGCTGTTCAGCGTCTGCTGGGACACCCGGGTTACGGTGCAACGCTCCAAGGGTAAGGCTCCCCAACGTGGCAGTGTCTCGGCCGTGGGCAGCGTCCACTTCTCCGCCTCCAGGCGTGCGATGTTCGCGGCACGACGTTCGGCGCGTTCCAGGTCGGGAGTGGGCAGCAAGGCATTGAAGCGGCCCAGGGTGGCGGCAAACTGGTCGAAGCGTGTCGAGAGGAACAGCACGCACAAACCATACTGCTCCCCCTCGGGACGCCCAGCATCGATGTCGGTGAGTTTGTCGGCCAGCGCCTCAAGCAGGTTGGGTGCTGAGAGAAACTTTTGATACCCCCGGCCCTGGCCCATGCCGCTCTGGAACGGCGTCACCACGAGACTGGCCGGCGCGGTGGCCAGTTGCTCGGTCATGGCAGCGCGCCCGACCTCAATGGCCTCTTGTGCGGCGGACCCCACGGGGCCGGGGTTGGTAGTGGCCGTCATTCCGGCCAGACGCTCTTCCGTTTTGGCGATTTCAGTGCTGGCCAGGCCTTTGGCTTCATCCAGCCCTTCGACCCACTGGGTGGCCTCGCTGGGCCATTGCATGGTGACCGACGTCCAGGTCATGGCTGCTGGCCGCTTGGCGCGGTAGGACGGGCGTCGATTTTTGGAAACAGCTCGTTGGTTGGCCAGGCCCGCAGCTCGTTGCGGTAGGTGCGCCAGGCCAGCTCCGTGCTGAGCGCGGCCGGGTCGGCATCCAGATGCTTGTCGAGCTCTCTGCCCGCCCAATGCAGTTCATTTTCGATCCATGACCGTTCTCGACGGCTTTGAATCACCAAATCGCGTGCGGCATCGAGCACCCAAACGAAACCATCCCAGAGATAGGCCGCACTTGGTCGCGGCAAATTCGTCAGCTCGGCCGGCAGTTCGCCAGGCATCGAATACGTCACCTCGGTACCATCGGTGGTGCGGTAAGCCAACCCACGGTAGTCAGGCACCACTACCCACGCCCCATCCCTCCAGACCACCACCTCCCCGTCCCCGGCTTCGGGCGGTTCTTCCAACGTGGCGCCCGCTGGCAGACCGCAGCCACAGCTGACATAGGTTTCGTGTTGGCCGAGGTATTCGGTGGTGGTTTCACTGAACGTGTAAACCTCGATCCAGCCGCTCTCTTCAAAAAAACCATTCACTAAAGTCGGCATCAGTACATCCTGCAAATGTAGTTGTACGCCACGTTACGCATACGGGTTTCCGTACTCACACGGACGACGGCTGAAGGATTGAAAACGACTGAGCGGTAACCCGTTGCAGTGACTTGCGGTGCAGCCGGCGTGATGGCCGTGCTGGAATTGCCCACCGAAAATGCACCAGTCGCGGTGTTCACCAGTAACGTCGAGTCGTCGTCTTGCAGGACGAACTCGCCCGTCATGTTTTGCAGCGTGTCGAGCTGAGCGCTCAACACGGGGCGCCCCCAATCGGGGTCAACACCACGTCCGCCATCCAGGCCACGAATCGACTCACCGCGCAGATCTGGCAGGATGCCGCTGGGGTACACGGCCAGCAATGCTGGGTACCACTCGACATTGAATGGCTGACCCGCCATCAACACGCATTTCTCGGGTGGCGTAGCTGTTGGCCATGGAAACGGCACGCCGACAGGGACGGAAAATATTGAAGCAGGGTCAAAGTTACTAGTGTCCCAACCCGTTACCCACGCACTGAATACGTATCCCTCTGGGGTCTGCACACCGCCACGAGAATAAGTTGTACCGGTGTTATAGCCGATGATTTGTTGCCAGAGGGTGTCTTGACTGACCGCAACCAGCATGGGGGAGAATTGACACCCTTCTGGAACATTCGGGCCGGGGTTCACTCGGTAAATACCCACGGTGGTGACTGTGTTTAGATCGGTGCCGTCGGGAAGGACAATCCCCCCGTGACCGATGCCATAAGCACCCGTGAGCAGTACACGGCCTGGCGTGTCATCTTGGGGGTAGATTTGTTTAACCAGATTGGTTGAGTCCCAGGTGCTTTCCCATTCGCCCCAAACACCGGCAGTCAAGGCCCGGCGGTGTAGGGTATGGTCTGCATTCCCATAAATCTCCTGGAAGGCGTATTGACCTGGTGTAATCGCCGAGACGCGAACCCAACCCTCATAGATCCCGCCTCCTGGCCCTCCTATGCCATTGCTGATGAAATAGAGGGCCGTCTCCGCGTTCAAGCCACCGATGTCAACATCACTGACCGCATAGGCGGGCCCGCCCCAGCCGAATGCTCCGACCTTCATCAACGCATCAGGCGTTGCATCGTGGAGATCGATTTGAGCATCAAGGTACGCGGCTGAACCGAGTGCATCCAGCTCGGTGTCGATACCGACCTTGACCGCGTGCAACGCAGCAGTGGTGGCCAGAATCTCACTGCTGTTCGACTCCGGGTCATCGCTCTTGGCGTTGGGCAGATTGCCCAGGTCGACATCGTCTTTGGTGGTGGCGCGTGCGCGTAAATCTGGATAGTCGCCACTGCGCGCCGCGAGGTGCTGAATCAAGGCTCCGGTAATCGGTTCAACGGTGCTGCGTAGGTCGGTGATTTCGCTGGTGCTGAGGACGGTGGCCACCGGCACCAGGTAGTGCCACACACCGTTGTTGTCGGCGAAGTCCACCAGAGCGTCACCGTAGCTGGTGGCCAGAACTACGTTCACGTCGCTCAATTCTCCTTTCAGCGAAATGTCGTACCACAAGGTAAAGGGAAATGCCGGTGGCGTGATGAATGCGCCGGCCGGCTGGTGGACGGCCAAACCTTCCACGTAGGCGATGCCCGGCAGGATAGTGAACTGCTCGTTCTGATAGACCAGGGCCAAGCTGTCGGCAAAGAAACAGGCCCGCCCGAACATGTCCCGGTTGCTCAGGCGCTCGCGCTCGTCCATACCCGCCATGCGCACGGTGAAGTCTGCCTGCCAGGTGTCGGCGTTGATGGTCAGCTCGGTGACCGACTGTGCACCGTCAAACACCAGCATCATGTTGCGGGTGATGTTGTTGCCGATCTGCTGGTTCGGGATGTTTTTGCGCTTCTGCTGGATCGGTGTGTAAGCCGCGGCTAACAGCACACCTTCAGCGGTTTCCAGCCCCAGCCAGTTAAAGTCCCAATCGCCGACATTGGAGCCGATCATGCTGCTGTAGACCACTTGGTTGGGGTCCACATAACCGCCTTTGGTGATGTCTGTTTCGTACATCATCTGCTCCGGCGGTGGCTTGCCGGCATAGCGGTCCACCGGTGTGGCCGGGTCGAGCCCCGGCACCAGGGCGTAGAGAAACTTGCTCACGACCAGGACTTCCTGAGCGGCTTGCTTTTCGGCGATCAGGTTTTCACCGGCGATGGTTATTGCGGCCATGTGGCTTCCTCGTAACTGGCAATCAGGGTTTGCTGGTCGTCGTTGAACTCCACCGCGAACACCCGCAGGTTATCCAGCGGGGTCACGGTCAAAAATGCGTAACGGCGGCAGGTGCGCCCGTAACTGCGGAGCAGCACGCGTAGCAGGTCAGAATGCAGTGCGCTTTGTTCGTCGGTGATTTTCACGAACACCACGTCCCAGTCGCGGCCCTCCATGCGTTCCTGAATTTCGACGCGGCCGACGCCCAGGCGCATCAGGATCCTTTTCAGGCCCGCAGTGCTGCCCGCGTCCACGGCGTTGATGTAGGCGTGTTTGATTCGCAGGCGGTACAAACTTTCCTCTTCCCCGGGGAAGCGGGTGATATCGCGCTGCCAGGCGAGCAGGTCGAGCAAAGAGAGCGGGCAGATATCCGGGTCGATCTGATGCAGCGGCCAATTCAGCCAGCCCTCGACGTTGCCCCACCAGGCTTGTGCGGCGCCCTTGAGCTTGGCCAGCTCCGGGCCGTCGAGCCAAAACGGCAGTTTGAGGTTAAACACCGGCCACCACCTCCAGCGTCTGAATGCGGGGAATGTTCAGGTCCGACACGATGTCGAGGTTGTCGAAGTGCAACGAGTCGAGTTCGGGAAATTTTTGGTGCAGCTCTTCGCCCAGGCGGCTGAAGGAAAATCGCGACTGGGGATAAGTCAGCGTGGGCTGATAGTCGGCCTGGGTGCTTTCTCGAAAGGCCGTGCGGATGAACATCTCGACATCAGCAAACAGCTTGTCGGACTGTTCTGTGGGCAGGTTCAGCACCGGCCACAGCGTCACACGGATGTCATGCAGGGTCTCGGGCATGGCCATGACCAGCATGTCGTCGCCGTGGCCATGGTTGCCCTGGTCGCGGATGTAGTCGTTGATTTCTTCCAGGTAGCTGTCCGCCGGCACGTTGGCTTCGAACAGCACAAAGGCATTGGCGCTGCCAGGGCCGCGTGGGGCTTCGTGTTCAAAGTACACACCGTCCGGTTGTACGCCGGGAAAGGTGGTGATGAGCGCACGATAAACCGCGTCGGTGTTCCATTGGTTGATGGCTGAATACTGGTTGCGCGTGCGCAGGCGAAGGTCTTCATCCGACTCCTTGTCAGTGCCCGGTACCGTCATCCAGCCGTCCAGGTTGACCACGTTGACAATCCCCGGTACCGGTTCCGGCAAAATGGCGTAGTAACCCGGCGCGAGGTTGTAGCCGCTGCCCGGTTCGGCGGCGATGGCCGGAATCAGGATTTGGGTGAGGCCGTCGGTAAAGGTGCCTGGCAGACTGGTCAACAGCTCGTACACATGCCCGTTGATGGCGCCGGACTGGACGCGTGTGCCGGCGGCAACTTCCAGTGTGCCGACCGGACTGGAACGGGTGAACAGCAGATTGCCCTCGGTTTTGGTTGCCCCCATGGGCTCGACCTGTACCGCCCAGGCGAGCATTTCCAGATACTCACCTTCGGCGGTTTTGACGTAGGCGTTGGGCAGCGAGACTTCAACCATAAAGTCGATGAACCACATCACCGGTTCGGTCACGATGGCCGTCACCACCCGCCAGAATGGCGACCAGGCACTGGTGTTGCTCAAGCGGCTGCCCTGTTCGGCGATCTCACTTTCCCACGCGGCCTGAAGCTCTTCCTGCGTGGTCGGGATACCGGCGTCGGTCAACGCCTGACGAAAATCTACGTCGCTCAAAACGCCACCTCGATGTTGCCAAATTTAATGGTGTCGGCCTCGATCAAGTACTGGCCGTACCCCGGTTGAGTGATGCGCGCGGTACCTGGTACCAGTCGTTCGTCAGCCTCCACCATCAGCTCCAGCTGCTGAATGCAGTCACGCTGACGCAGGCTGTTGCGTTCGGCGATCAACGTCACCAGCAGGCCGCTTTCCCGAATCATGTGGGCGATGTCCTGGGCAATGCTGGCGCGGTCCTCGATCTCCATGGGCTGGTTCGATGGATCGAACACCAGGTCGTTGGCACTGATCAGCAAGTCAACGTATTCGCTCATCCGGCGGCCATCTCCAGCATCTTGTCGAGTTCGTGCTGCGACAGGGGTTGGCTGGTGTGGATCTCGACCTTGCCAATCTGCGTGCCCTTGTTCTGGGTGGTGTTGTTCTGGAACGACTGCATCAAGCCGCCGGCTGGCACCTCACTGGGACCGGCAGGCAGCAAGCTGGGAATGGCGCCGTTGATGGTCTGTTGGGCTTTGGTGGCCAGGTTGGCCTGGTCGGCGGCCTGCATCGCCTCGGGAACGCCGGGCACCACCGCACCGTGGAGTACTTCGGGTGCGGCTGGCCCCACGGCCGTGCCCAGGGCTTCAGCAGTGCCTGGGGCGGTCGGGGTCGCAAAGCGGGTTTCGATGTTGATGCCAGGAATCTGGTTCAGCAGGTCGATGAGGCCATTGGCCGCGTCTCCCAGCAGGTCAAACACCGATATGTCGCTCCAGGCAGTGGTGAAGGCGCTCCAGGCTTCGCTGGCCAGCGTGCCGAACGAGGCAAGCCAGTTGCTCAGTGCTTGGAATTGTTCATTCAGCCAGGTGAACGCGGCACTGTTGAGCAGCGCCGCCGTCCATTCGTCCCAGTAGTAAATGGCCGCAACAACGACGGCGACCAGGGCGACGATGCCGGTGACAACCAACCCGATCGGGTTGGCCAGCAGCGCCGCATTGACCAGCCAGATGATCCCTTGCCAAATCATCATGGCGGCACTGACGGTGCCCATGCCGATGGCCATGACGCCGAGCAGCGTGACGTACAGGGCCCCCCAAACGATGTTGGACATCACCGCCGCTTTGGTCAGTAACCAGCCCATTCGGAAGATCTTCTGAATGACGATGAAGCCCTTCATCACGACCTGGGCCATCCCCATGCCGAGGGTGAATAGTGACATCGCGGCGATCAAGGCAATGACGCTGAGGACGGTCATGCCAACCACTTTGGTGAGGTGTGGGAACAAGTTGGTCCACTTCAAAATCTTCGCGCCGCCCTCGGTGAGCATCTTCAGCAGGGGCGTTAGCGCGGGGCCGATCAGTTGACCGAACGCAATTTTCAGCACCTCTATCGTGCTGGCAAATTGTGCCCAGGGATCAATCATGGCTTCGGCCATGGTCTGGGCTTGTTCCATACCCTTGACCTTGCCCAGGGCGTTCAAGCTGTCGGCCAGGCCATCGGTGTCGGCCATGAGCAGCTTGATCATGCTCACGGCTTCATCGGAGCCAAAAGCTTGTTTCAAGGCGTCCGACTCGGCCACATCCAGGGTGTCGCCGAACTTGCCTTTGATTTTTTCGAGGATCTGCAGGACGGGCAGCATGGCGCCCTGAGCGTCGGTAAACTTCAATCCGAGCTTGCCCTGGGCGCTGCCAATGCCTGCCAAAAAGGATTTGTATTTGGTCCCGGCCTCGCCACCGCTCATGGTGGCTTGCAGCGTGCCGAGGATCGCCACTTGTTCGTTCAAGCCAATGCCGGCAGCCGTGGCGTTGGCCCCCACGGCGGTGAAGGCGTCACTCATCCCCTGACCGGTCGTTTTGAACATCTGCACGGCGGTCGCCGTGACACCAGCCAGGTTCTCGACCCAATCGCCCTTGCCCATGGCGTCGGCTTGATCTTTGAAGATGCCGTACATGGTGCCGACGTAGTTGGTGAT